TAAGAGCTACTTCAATTTTAGTATTGTTATCCTGAGTATTTCTTTTATCCTCCCTATCTTCTTTCCTTTCTTCTGTCTCTGCTTTAATCTGTTCCTGTTGTTGGATCATTGCTTGCTCTTGTTCTTGCGCTTGTTGTCCTTGTTGTTGGCGGCTCTCTTCCGCAGTTTCCATTCTCCTTTTAATATCGACGATAGAACTGGACTGCAGCATAGCTATTACATCTGACATTGAGGCCATTCCATTTTGCATTGCGGCCTGAGTTAACTGTCGTAATGTATTTAAAGTCATTTCATCTCTTGAAGAATCTGATACAAATACTCCGTATTCTGTATTATCAAACTCAGCTCCTTCTACATTAAAGAAAACTCTGGACATATCATCCATTACATATTGGACCTTTTTACCGTGTCTCCATGCTATCTTAGCGCAATCGATAAGACCTTCTAGGGCCCTTTTCTTTACTTCGTTATGTAAATAGAACCAATATTCAGTTATATGGCTTGATTGTATTACTGCTCTTTCTGTGTTTCCTACCAATTCAGAAGAGGAAATCTGCCCTTGTCTCTGTTTAGAAACGCCTGCTAATTCCCCAACTTCTTCCTTGATTTTGTCTAACATAGCCACATATTGATTCAACTCAGTGCCCATTGTTAGATCTATAGATTGGAACTGATTAAAGTTTGATTTATCTCCACGCTTCCCTTCTTCATGGGAATTAATGAACATAATACCTAATGCATCTAAATAATACATCCACTTATCGACGTCCCACCCTTCACTGGCTGGTATTTGGGCTACGTCCATCAGTGCCAATTTTCCTTTTGACTTAGCTATTGTTAATTCTAATCTATAATAAAGTATGTTATATAAGTATTGGTAAGCTTTCATTCTGTCAATCAAGCTTACTGATTCGGAATTCCTCGCATTGTATATCATGCCTACATAGCCTGATTTACATATTGAAGGATTATCCATGTTTCTTCTTTGGTTTATTTTAGGCTTGATATCTATATAAATAGCATCTCCTATCTTGGTTCCTTCCCAGTACTCACTGATCCATTCCCACTTGAGCATCATGTTATCGAATATGTATGCTCCTTCTTTATCTTTTATTGCATAATCAGGTACTTTAAATATCTCATCTACAAGCTCTTCCTGTATTTGGCCTGTTTCATCTACCATGGTTAAGAAGCCTACTTTTCTCATTGACTTCCATTCGCAGTGCAATACGCGTATTCCTCCGTCTCCGTCATGGGTATTATTGTAAGCATTATCTGCTGAGTATTGATCTTCTCCGAAGACAGTGATATTAGAAGCAGGGTAATTAAGTTCTCCTGTCTTTGCATCTGCACTTCTTCCAAAGTCTTTTTCTAGAGAGTCTATCTGAGTAGGGGATAAGCTTTTATGATAAGAATCTATTACGGTAGAGATTGTAAGCCACCTCTCCTCAATGATGGCTTGCGCATCTTCTATAAAGTCTGAATCTGGATCGGTTATAATTGTTATATCCAATGGATTACATACTCTCATAACGGGTTCTCCGCTGACCACTCCTACCCAGTAAACTTCCTCCCCCGCTACCAATGCATCCTTAAATCCCTTATTGAATTTATAGGATATATGCTGTTCCTTCTGCAAATATTCAAGTATTCTTTGTCCTGTGGACTCTCGTACATCTTGATAATTGTATTTCATGTATGAGTTTATTTGCTCAGAAGTCTGTATCTTTTGTTCTGCTTCTTCTTCATTCTTTACTCCAGCAAGTAAGATCTGTTGGAGCATTTGTTTTAGCATCTGGGTTTTCTTCTGTTCCAGATCTGATACAGTATCGGGACTAGAACTTATAACTTTAAAGTTAAAAGGCCTTTTTATTTCTTCTCCTATTAGTAAGTTGATCTTTGGGGATATGATATCGTAATGCTGTAAGTTTGCTGGAAAGTCTCCTTGATCAAATCCATAAGGATTTATTACATACTCAAAGTCGGATTTATCTAAAATTCCGTTATATAGGTCGTAGTTTAATTTCTTTTTCCATCTTGACGATCTTCCATTATGGGAGTCTGAAGTTGATATTCCTTCTAATTCGTCTATTACATTTTTACCCCATTGGGTTGTTTTCTTCTTACGTGGTACTTTTTGTCTGGGTAAATCGTCTAGTATACTCATTATATTGAATGACGTTAGTTTACAAATATAAACTTATTATACAAATAATCAAAGTCTTGCAAATCTACTCTTCCCTTTCTTCTTAAAAAGAGGTTTTCTCCAGAAGGGGTCTGTTAATTCGCTATCAAATTGCTCGTCTAGGTTTATCTTATGGTTCTCATGGCTATGCAATATGCATAACATGAGTGCTATAGCCCTATCAAAGTTACCATCTTTATTATAAGATATAAGCTCTTTTATTAGAGGCACGGAATAAATCCGATGAAGGTTGAAAATACCTTCATCGTTTTCTCCGTCCCCTCTTTTCTCTAATAACCAGTCTCTCAAGTATATCTCAGCCTGTCGTTTAATAGGTTCGCTCATATGAATCCCATATCCTCTCTGTACAGCAGATGATTTAACTATATCCTTAAGTATGCTAGGTTGTTCCTTCAGAAGATGTAAACATTTCTTCTGTTCAAAGTAAATCTTTAATCCTTTGAGGTTATTCTCGTATAAACTTTTTGCATTATAGTAAGATAAAAGTTTCCTTACTATCTCATAATATGCTTTAGCAGTATCAGGTCTACCTGTGTATTCAGCCACTACAAGGTTGTAAGTACGATCGAATTTCTGAAAAGTCTTGTATATAAAGGTCGATCCTAAACTTGATGTTCCACTAGTATCTTGATCATAGGGGTCAGTTCCTGCTATATACAGCCCATATGGTATCTCTCCATTATCATCCATATAGGGATGTTCCCATATTACTACACATCCTTCCTTATCATCATCACTTTTGACTGGAAAGTCTTTAACAGGTCTAAGTTCTACATTAGGTTGCCACCTTACTTTATCTTCTTCCCAGTAGAGCTCTCCTATCATAGCCAGATCCATTACCTTCTTGCTTGTTTCTAGCTTACCGAGCCATTTATTAAGCTCAATTACTGGAAATATATTACTTGAGACACGTAAGAAAGCCTCTCTGGGTGTTTTTGGAGACTGTGTTATGTATTTTTCCCATGTTCTTCTTGATCCTGATTGTTTTATAACTGCACGTTCTTTATCTAGATACTCTACTACGGCGGGCCTATTTGAATTCCCGTCTGTATCTACCATATCTTCTATCTTCCCACTCTCTCTTACTATCCTTCCTGGCTTATACCACATATCATCGATAAACATACCACATGTATTGCCTACTGCTCCCTCATCCCATACATTCTCGTAAGATCTTAGCCAATACTTCTCAGGATTATAGAACATTTCTGCAAAGTCATTAGAGCCTCCTTCCATGTCACCTCCTGTTCCAAATATAATCGGTATTCCCGTCATGATATCTCCATCCCTGAATACTGGTGCTGTTACCATATAGGAATCAATAAGATTAGGCCATTTTCCTGCTTCTTCGAAGAGGAATAGATCAGCTGTTTTACCAATAGCAGCTGAGAAGTTATCCTTAAATGTTAATGTATATATCTCTGAATTATATCCTGACCATACTGTATTACCATCGATTACTTCCTGGAAACGAGATTTAACATGATCCCTTCTATCGGGATTACGCCTCTTAGTCCATGCAGTAAATTTATTGATAAAGTTAAGCATCTCAAGGCCCATATACATTGTTGCTTGAGAGTATTCATGCATAAAGGCGCCTATTATTGTAGTTGAGTCTCTGTAGAATGTATATTGATGTACACAGATAGCTGCATTCTTATAGGAGAATCCTTTACGCCGTGCTTTGGCTACTATCATTCCCTTTCCTTCTAGTCTTGCTCTTTCCAGTTCATGGAAGTAATGGTAATCCATATCTAAGAACCTTGGAAAGGTGAGTATCTTTCTCTCTGTCTTGCCTGTTGTTATTGTTGCTTTGATCTGACAGAAATTAAGATAGAAGTAGTGAGGGCCAGTTATCCTGACACCTCCTACCTCATATCCTTCCGCACATCTTTTCGTTTGTTCCTCCCAATATTCCCTGTAAGCAAATGTACCTCGTGGTGATGTAGTAAAGTATTTAGCTTTAAGGAAGGCTTTCGCTTCAGGAGAAAACTCCTCAGTATTAATAAACCTTATATTTTCATCTATTAAATTCATTAACGCTCATAGATCCCGAGTTCTCCTCCTCCACGTACTCTGCTTTCAGATTTAATCTCTTTTTGTATCTTTTCTTCCAACTTATCTAATGATTCTACTATCTTTCCTACCTTCTCGAGATTGATAGCTACATCCTTTGCTGTATATACTGGCCTTCCGTTATCATCTTTCTCTTTAAAGTCTATATCTTCAAAGTAGATACTTAGTTGATCAGCTGCGCAACGGGCTGCTCTCATTAATCTCATAGTATGGGTTTCTTGGAAATCCCTATAAGTTTGTATTGCTCTAGTTACATCCTCTCCTGCGCTCCATTTCTCATCCTTTATGAATTCCTCCCTGAGTATATCCCTTCTTTTCTTTTCTGGATATATGGAATAAGGAGATTTATAATCACTCATGTAGTATATATACGATATTACTTGAGTTGCTTTAGTTTTTCCTTTTGTTTTATCTTTATCCCATATAGTCTTAAAGGCTGGTATTGCCAGACTATCAGGATTTAATATTATCTGATCGTTCTTTATGTCAAATAGTCCCATGTTATTCTTTTATATAAATAATATTTCCTTCTTTATCAAAACCAGGTGCTGGATCAGGATAGTTACATCCTATATCCTTATGACACACACAAGATATCCATAATCCTAATGATAGTAGTATAAAGATCTTGAATAGCTTTATCATAGCCTTTAGTTAATAATTGTTTGATTAGTTTAAGGATCTCTAAGATCTCTTCTTTAAATTCTTCCATTTCCTTATTTTAAACCTTCCTAAATACTGAAGCCTTACTGCTTCCCCTTCTCCCTGAGCTATGATATGTGCCACATATCTAAACTGGCTTCTTACTATGTACTCTATGACTTCCTTTGGTATCTCATATTTCTTAGCTATTCTTTTTATTATCTTAGGACAAAACGCATTATTGCTCACTGATCTTAAAGTTAAACGTTACTGAACTTATCTTCTTTGTTATATCAGGAATAATAGTTCTGTTAATAATAAGAGATTCTCCGTTCTGCATTATAGCATTCTTCCCTTTAAGGGACTTTATATAATTGTTCAGGTTATGTTCTGTTATCTTAAGCTTCCTCTGAACTCGTTTGCGCATGACGGAAGAAAATACCACGGCATCATTGCCATTAAGCTTATCTCGTTCCTTCATGAACTCTCCTAAGATTACTCTTTCCCTCTTTGATAGGTTCATCACTCCGTTGATAGCTGAAAGGAATTTAAAGTAAAAATCATCTTTTGTTGCTGGTACATTATATATCATATGCTTATTCTTTTGTTGCGGGAACGGGAGTCGAACCCGTGATCTTCGGATAATGAGCCCGACGAGATTCCAACTTCTCCATCCCGCAAAACAAATATAAGAATGTTTGTTATAAAAACCAATAATAAGTTTATATAAGCATGTGTTAATAAGATGTTGATAAAATTATTCCCTATATATTTGGAGATGTGAATTATTTTTTTATATTTTAAAGAAATACTATATATAGAAAGATATAACTATATATTTTTTTGAAGAGAGAGAGGGGTTCGGGGAGAGAGAGAATCTTTTTTAAAAAAAGTCTAAAAGTATTTTTCCTATAAAATTTTAAGTTCTATATATATGGAGACGTGAACCATATAGAAGAAATACCCCCGAAGCGTTTTGAAAAGGAAAGGTACCCCGTACCCAAAAACGTTCTGGCGAAATACAATATTAAATACCATACCGCTCCGCTACGCTCCGCTCATCGCTCGCTTCGCTCGCTTCTCTTATTACGTGACTAATCTATTATCATTACGCTTACGCTACGCTTCAGCGTTTGCTAACTCAAATCTAACACCATCACTAACATTGGGCTGTTGGTATTCTTCAGTCTGTACTTAAACCCAATAATCATGGCTAAAAACAAAGCTTTTGTTATTACCGAAGTGCGTGGTCCTTTCGCACACGAAACAAAGGACGGCAGAGAGCAAATCAAAATTTGTTTGAACGGAGCCAATGGTGAAGCCGTATTCTTGACTGATAAGCAAGTTAAGGCTAAAACCAATGTCTGTTCAAATTTTGATGTGCTTGAAGGCTTGGAGTGCGTTCCCACTTATTTTGAAGTCGGGGAAGAATTGAAGAGCGGAGAGAAGTGCAATAAGGAGAACCATATCCTTAAAGACTGCAAAATCACCAAATCCGCAAGGCAGAAGGCTATTGCCGAAGCTGCGGTGTTTGGCGCAAGTCTTGACATCTCCAAGTTCTGATTTTGCATCGTGCCTTTACCAATGAAATGGAATCCTTCGGTTCCATTTCTATGGTTATTTTTAACTCAAATCAAAAACCTTTACTAAAATTGGGCATTCGCCATGCATGTTGCACATGACACCTCGTGCAACGTGTGGACACTGGAGCTTTCTTACGGTATACAACAGACCGTGAGTGCGTAAGCTCGTGAGTGCGTGAGTTTTACCGTGCAAACGTTACATGTTCTGCAGACTGCCGTCTGCCACGTAAATACTACACATTTGAGTGAGTTTTGACGTTGTTATATTTAGTACACATTACTAATATATAGCTAAATACGATATAACCGACAGAAGCTACGTAAGAATTATATTCCTAGGATGTGAGGAGAACCTTGGGCATAATCTGCCTGCTATGAAAATAATTACAAAGCGACTGTTGTGACTAACGAGAGCCAAGCAAGACAGGAATAACGCAAGTAGAAATACTTGTGCCTGGTGCTCTCAATTTATATGACTATGTTGGACTACGGAGACCAATGTAACATCAACCTGTTAGATGATAGTCATAATAATGGCTCTTGTGGAACTTGTACGTGAGGATTCGTCCACTAGCGTTGAGATTGACAAGAGCTATCGAATAAGAAATGTTACGCTTTAAAGATAACACCCTGGGCATTAGGGTAAATTTTGTCAACGCTTCTACAACATATAGACGAGCTATTGCTAATACCCAAAGGGCCATAGGACTAGTGTGTGAAGGAAAGTTAGTATTGAATATGTAATACGATGTACATCATATCAATCAGCCAAGATACGAGCAGTAATGCCATGACTATCTGTAGCTATTATAAGAGCAATCTTTAGCGGTAACGAGTACTATGTCAGCCACATTAAGGGAAACCTCAAGTCGTAATTACAGCAACTAGCGTCTTCTTAAATGGAATGTAGATGAGAATCCTTACGAAACCAAAGCGTGTAGGGCAGTTAACCAAGAGATAGGGAGCTTGGATTAACTGGGAGCAGTATAAATATGTTTTTAGAACAGCGGTTCTTTAAGCGCCTGCTCCAGATCACTCCCATATTGTTCACTATTTAAATACATAAAAAATGGCTAAAAAGAACCATACAGATGAAATGAGTAATATTGATTTAAATCATTTAGAACTCACAGTTGAAACAGCATTGAAGACTGACTTGATAAAATTCGATGCATTAATGGAGATAGTATTACAAACTCCAAATCCTAAACTTGCTGGCTTAAAATTAGCCAATAGAAGTTTAGCTAGTTCAATACCTAATGGCTTTTATATCTATACTTATTACAGTGATGTTAAGAAAGTACAGCATGACAGTTTAAATTGTGAAGCAATTCCATTATGGGTATTGGGAGAATATGGTATAAATGAATGGAATCAGGAAATATCACTCTTTGGTTGCACTCAGGATGTCAGTAAATATTGGCTAAGAACAAAAGCTCTTCAAAAGCAATTTATAGCTTTTAGTAAGACATATTGTGGTAGCTCAATGGATGCTTGGAATGAATTCAAGAAAACAAATGACTTGAAATGCGGAGATTATGAGAACAAAAAGGTAGCATCTTATGTCTCTTGGGGAACTGATGCGAATGAATTGTGGGGATATAATAGGGATGATATGGAATATCAAATTGAAGTGAAGAGTGAGTGGAAAAGTAAGAGTGTAACTATTTCTTTAGAAGATTTTTCAAAGAATTATAAGCATCATACTGGATCCTCATTGAGAACTGTTAACTTAAATAATGCAGTTAAAGCGAATTCAGATGTTCAGTATCCCAACGTTGAAGGGCATTGGTTTCTTGCCGATCAAGTACCAAGTAAGAATGTAGTATATAGTTTAGATGACTAGGGTTTAGTAGTGAGAGTAAAGATAAATAGGGAGTTGTTGTAAGACCAGCTCCCTGTTTACTTTGCATATTTTCAAACAATTACTTAAATTAGTAGGAATGAATGTAGAACATATATTATGTACTCATAAGGTAGAAGACGGATACTTTGCAATTCCACTTAAAGAAGTGGTCACTTGTTTAAATCAGGTAGACTGGCATTGTACAAAAAGAAGAGGACAATATGCAGTAAAGGATATTGATTATGTCAATAATACTTTACAAATTGTATTACATACAAGAGCAAAGAGTCCTGAGCATCCAATGTATAAAGAGTTTATGATACCAGCAGAAGACTGTTTTGCAGGTAGTATAAATGATGATGATAAGCTTTTAGCTAACAATACATTGCAGATTTTAGATGACATAGCTGTTGATAAGGTGAATAAACGTATACCTTAACAGCAGTTATTATTATTATTTCAAATACGTTTAATTTTAAACAACAATCAAGTGAGCGAAACAAAAAGACACTTAATTATTGCAGAAGTTTCAAAGATAGATACTTCAATTGGTCAAAGGGCCAGAATTGTTTACGTTGATCCAACCACTTTAATACGTGGAAGTAGATTAGCGGATGAGTTATTTGCAGATGTTTTAAAACCTGGAGAGAAGGTAGAGGGCAAGATTTTAAAGGCGAAAGTCAAATCTTATTCATTTACTGACAGTGTTTCAGGCGATACTATTAATGCAGATGTAGCTCCAATTGTTCAACTAGGTGATGAAACACTTGAACAAGCCGTAAAAGCAAATGGTAAACAAATGCCACCTCTTTCTCTTTCTAGTTTTGCTACTGGAAATACTGCAGAGGCTAATACTGCTGAAACTGAAAGTACTGAAGGTACTGAAGCAGCCGTCGAAGCTAACGCGGAAGAGCAAGCTACTCCAACAATGGACTAAGTAGTTTGAAATGAGTGAAAGAAGGATTGTACACTACAGTCCTTCTTGCTCACTCAATTAATATTGTGTAAATTTGCACAAAATAATACATGGGGATGATACAGGCATTGATTGAATGCAGGGCTTAATGTGAGCACATTCAAGACGATGGTTCGACTCCATCCATCTCCACTAACACCACCATGTTATAGCTAGGCATGGATAGTTCAGTGACTTAAGCACTAGGGGAAGAGCTGGAAGCTTCCCACAATGTTCATTAGAACTACGAGAGAGATAGTGGTATTAGTAATCCACTTGGGTCTGCCTTAAGGTGGTCTTATCGTCCAAGGATACAGGACACTCTCGGTTAGCTTTTAACTAGAGGCGTTAGCTATCGGTCATCTGCAGGTGAACCAGGTAGAGCCGTAGGAGTAACATCCTATGACTGTCGTCTCATATATATGTTGGCAACTAGCAGTATAGTTGCAACAATATTAAGATATAAGTCCTATAACAAATAGGCAGTCTTAACAATAACTGCGGTTTAGCGCGATAACTCTAGTAATAGAGTATAAAGATGTGGCAGAGTTTACAAAGAGCTCTCGCCATGTTGCCCTGCTGATGGGGTCAATCTAAACACACGAGTATGCGGAAACAATGAGATTAAAGCCCTTAACGTTTCTATTCTGATGCCCGATCAGAATTGAGTCAGCGATGACAATAGATATACTTGTAGGAGTGGTTTCGATTAGATTTTATCAGTCTAGGAGAAGTACACTTCAGTATAATAGGACTCTTTAAATTGGGAAGTCTTTTCAAAAGAAAGCAAAATAACTTTGGCGTTGAGGCTGAAAGGTCACTAATACTATGCACTTCGGTGAACATAGTGCTTATGCGAGTCCGCAAGATTCCATAAGTTTAAGTTAGAAAGTTCAGATGTGGGACGGCCATCCTACATTTGCAATAAGTATAACTTGAGTAGGTCTTAACGTAATGAGTAATTAGCATAACTAATTGTGATTGGCAAGATACTTCATGCAAATGGAGTGGATACATAGGTAACCATACGGAATTAACCGAACCAAAGTCTTGTCGAGTAAAGCTGTAATCTCAGGCTTATACTAATTTAATCAAGGAAGAATGCGCAAAGCATTCTTCTTGTGGTTAAATAATCTCTTTACTACATACAATAAAATGGAACAACAATGATGATATACGAAGCAGAACAAATAAAAGACAGCAAGATGCTCGCAGATTGGGCAGTTGTTGGAGTAACTTATGCAGGAATGGATGTTGTAAGTAAACAAGTATATGCGTGGATACCACGCTGGCATTTAAATGCTGAAGGTATAGCTGAAGTAATAGCAAGACAACTTAATGAAGTTGCAGAAACACAAGATGATAATTATAAATATCTAAACAATTGATCAAAATTAAGAAGATGGCCCTGCAGCCTTTGAGTAGGTGGAAGACAGAATCTTCTTATAGCTATTATCTAAATTGGACTGTATACAGTGTAAGATAATGGCGGGAGACAGGCGAGATTAGAGGTATAAGATAGCTTCTTTGTAAATCCGAAAGCCTCTCCATTTAATATAAAGGAGGTGGTATTTGTATAAATTTACGTATGACTGTCGGTTAGCCTCCTTTATGATATATGCTGTGGAGTGGGTGGTTTCTGTGGCAACACAGCAGGAGTGGTTTCCTGATTTCCATCCATCCGCTCCCTTTTTTATGCACATCGGTATAGGAACTTTTTTTTATATTGATAT